ACGACGCTGTTAAAGTTGTTAGACAAACATGGATAGAAGAGCACAAAGATGACTTCGAACCCGAACGGCTCAAGGCAAAATACGATTGCCACAAGGCAAAAAACAAAAGAAAAACACGTGATTCAATCTAACGAGGAAAACCAATGCGAATTAATCTCTACACAATCTACGACTCATGCGCCGGCGTCTACCAGCGTCCATTTTCAGCCCGATCTGACGGTGAAGCCTTACGCTCGTTTACAGACATTGCTTCTGACAAGGAACATCCGATCGGCCAACATCCTGAACACTATTCAATCTGGCGCCTCGGTACTTTCTCCGATCAAGACGCTGAATTAACAACCGAGACTAAGGAATGTCTCGCTCACGCTGTCGATCTGCTACACGGAAACGACGACGACGCATACCCAACCTCACCTGGTGGAACTAACTAATGCGATCACAACACCAATTCTCTCAAACCCCGAGCGTGGATATGCCACGCTCGAACTTTGACCTTTCTTACCCGGTCAAAACCACATTCGACGCTGATCTACTTGTTCCGATCGCACGTCCCCTGGATATCATTCCAGGGGACACGATCTCCTGGAACTCCAACTTCTTCATGCGTCTCGCAACGCCCATACACCCAATAATGGACAACCTCTATTTCGAGTCCTTCGCGTTTTTCGTCCCTTATAGAATCATCTGGGACAACTTCGAAAAATTCCACGGCGCCCAAGACGATCCGTCCGATTCTATCGACTTCACAATTCCGGTCTTCGCTAGCGGCACTGTAACAACTGGCACACTCGGCGATTACTTCGGCATGCCGTTAAGTGCCGGTGTTTACGCCGAGGCAAGCTGTCTCCCTCACAGGGCATACGCAAAATGCTGGATCGACTGGTTCCGCGACGAGAACCTACAAGATTCGCTCAATCTCTCAACCGCGGACGGTCCCGATTCGCTGGCTAATTACACGATTCAGAAACGCGGCAAGCGTTTCGACTATTTCACCTCGTGTCTCCCATGGCCGCAAAAAGGCGGCGCTTCGGTAAGCCTTCCGCTAGGAACCGTCGCACCGGTTAGAGTCGACACCGTTCTATCGGATGAGCTCGGTCTACTAAACACTGACGGTGACCTTGCTGCGCTCAACGCGTCTACTGCGACAGTGCAGTTAGGCGCTGACGCTCCCACTGCGGAGCCCATCTATGCTGATCTCAGCACTGCGACTTCCGCAACGATTAACGATTTACGCCTGGCAGTTCAAACCCAGGCACTTCTCGAGCGTGACGCTCGCATGGGCACCAGGTACCCGGAAGTCCTCAAGGCTCACTGGGGAACCACCAGCCCCGACCACAGACTGCAACGCGCGGAATTCTTAGGGGGCGGCAGCACCCGCATCAACGTTACACCAGTCGCTCAAACCTCTGGACAACCAACGCCTGCCGCAAATGACAAGCTCGGCGAGCTCGCCGGCTTTGGCACAGTCTCTGGTACACACTCCTGGACACAATCATTCGTCGAACATGGCGTCGTTATCATTCTCGGCAGCGTTCGATCTGATATCACATACTCCCAGGGACTCGATCGCTATTGGTCAAAATCAACACGCTACGACTTCATGTATCCAATCCTCTCTCAATTGGGGGAACAATCGGTTCTCAACAAGGAAATCTACTTCCAAAACACATCCGCAGACGATGACGTCTTCGGTTACCAGGAACGCTACGCCGAATATAGGTATCAATCCGGCCTTCTGAGCGGCCTTATGCGTCCCGACGCGTCTGGGTCTTTAGACGTCTGGCATCTCTCGGAAGAATTCACCGCACTCCCGACGCTCGGTAGCACATTCATCGAAAGCAACACCGCCGATCCCCTGGATCGCGCTATCGCCATTCCGTCCGAACCGCATATCATCGCGGACATCTTCCACCAGGTACGCGCAGCCCGTCCAATGCCTCTCTATGGCATCCCGGGCTCGCTGGCACGCTTATGAGCTTTCTAAAAGACGTATTCAAAGCGGTGTCTCCCGCGTTAGGACCGATCGCCACCATCGGAGGCGCGTTAATCGGTGCACATGGACAATCGGCGGCCAACCAACAAAATGTTCAACTAGCCGCCGAAAACAGACAATTCCAGGAAAGAATGTCCAGCACCGCTGTCCAACGCCGAATGGCCGACCTGAAAGCGGGCGGCCTCAATCCAATCCTTGCTGGCCAATACGATGCCAGCACCCCAGCGGGATCACTCGCCCAGGTAGGCAATGTCGGCTCGGCCGCAATGACCGGCGCTGCCCAGGGAATGACGACTGCCTCTCAAATGGCGAAACTCGGCGAGGAAATCACGCTACTTCAAAAACAAGCCGACCTCACCAACAACCAGGCACGCAAATTAGGCGCAATCGCTGAGATCAGCGAGGACGCTCTAAAGTTAATTCAATACGTAAAGAAAAAATGGGAGGACGGCACAATGGAAAAAAACGGTCGAGGCTTTATCGACGGCCTCAAGGAGTTCTTCTCCAGTAAACAAGAAGCTATGGCGCAAGGCCAGACAATACTAAAATTCTTCTTAGGCGGCGCCGGCGGCGCTGTCGACGCAATATCTGAAGGGGTCGAGCAAGGCTGGATCCCCATACCGGAGACATTTCAATGAGCATGAGACTCGCGGAAATAGCCGCAACCACAGGAAAAAAGCCGTCAAGCCGTTCTGCCTGGCTAAAACTCTTACCAGGCAAAGACTACTCGGACGGCCGCACGAAACAATCCTTCAAGGACGAGACCAATATCAACAAGCTACTCGAACGTGCTCAACGTTCGGGAACGCTCAGCCACCTGGAAAAACACGGTGCGACGTACGGCGAAATGGCCGACTTCGACTTGTTCGAAGCTCAACTTCGCATCCGTCATGCGCAAGAATCTTTCGACGCGCTACCCTCAGAAATTCGGAACGAATTTCACAACTCGCCAGCAGCGTTCTTCAAATTCGTCAACGATCCTGCGAACAAAGACGATCTGGCGAAAAAACTGCCTGCCCTGGCTAAACCAGGCAGGCAAAATATCGACGTCTCGGGGAAATCTGACCCAACTCCCGAAGTCGAAAAAGCGGCGCAAGCCGCGCAGCCTTCGCCAGAAGGCGGAAACCAACCACCACCTGACCCAACCTAAGGGTCAACAACAAAAACACATCACAGGGGCTCTTAGGAGCCCCTAACTTATTTGCCGAACAAATACCGGCATAAAATCACCGAGGAACTCGGCCAGTTCCAATCTACTTGACTCTGGAACTGGCGGACTGACACCACAGTCCGTCAAAAAACAAAAACACGTACGTATGTACGTACAAAAACAAACAAACAAACAAACAAAAAAGCGATGCGAGCTATAACGTGTGTGTGCGCTACGCACGCGCGCGACTTGCGAGCGAGCAAAAAAACAATTACATTTCAAACATGAAATCAAAACTCATTCTTCTGGCGTTCCTCGCCATGCTTAGTGGCTGTTCAGCCACAACTCTCCGTTGCGGAGTCGACGGAGAGACTTCTTACGTCGAGCTCATCAGCGTCCCCCAGGACATAGCTCAGACGTCACGCACATTCTCTGAATTGTGCTCATTCGCTTACCAGGAGAAATCATGAAAAAGCGATACAAAATGAATAACTCGAAATCCAAGCGAGTTTTCAAAAATACATCTGGCCACCATCCCAAAAACAACCGGCCTACCGTTCAACGCGGTGGCTACCGTCTCTAGGTGGCCTGCTATAGCCCTCTTCAAGGTTATAAAGACCTTGTCACGGGCGGCCTTACTTTCAAAAAAACACCCATACCGCTCACTGTCGCTTGTTCTCAGTGCCTTGGCTGTCGTACTGATCGCGTGGCAATGTGGGCGATGCGACTCGTTCACGAGGCTTCACTGCATCAAAGCGGTCTCAATAATTGCTTCCTTACACTCACCTACCGCGACCGAGCCGAATGCACCCCTGAACAATACCGGCAAGGACATTATCTCCCTCCCGACGGATCACTTAGAAAGGGAGATATTCAAAAATTCTTCAAACGACTCAGAAAAAGATACGTGCGGTATTACGTCGACGACGACGGAGATCGACAAGCCGAAAACCCGATCCGCTACTTCCAATGCGGCGAATACGGCGACCAAACATGGCGCCCACATCACCATGTCTGCCTGTTCAACCATTCCTTCGATGACCTGGTACTCTGGAAAGACGATCAAGGCGTCTACACCTGGGAATCAAAAACACTCTCCGAACTTTGGCCTTACGGCTTCTGCACCGTCTCGGAACTCAATTACGCTTCGGCCGCGTACACCGCTGGCTACGTACTCAAAAAAATCACCGGCAAAAAAGCCCAAGACCACTATCTACGATGCGACGACTATGGCGTCGCTTACTGGCTCGAACCCGAATACGTCACCATGTCCAGGCGTCCTGGTATAGGATCTGACTGGTATGAAAGATATAAAACTGACGTCTTCCCTGCAGACGAAACACCAATCCCCGGAGAATCCCGGGTCTCACAAAAAGTTCCACGCTACTACGAGGAGATACTCAAAAAAGAAAATCCAGAATTACACGACGCTGTTAAAGTTGTTAGACAAACATGGATAGAAGAGCACAAAGATGACTTCGAACCCGAACGGCTCAAGGCAAAATACGATTGCCACAAGGCAA